TGTGGGTACATTACTATTATTATCAGACATAAAAGACCCACCACGATAGTACTCAGAAATACTAATAGGATTAGTACCGCCAAACTCTGTTTGAATATCGTTTAAAGATATAGTACCTGAAGATGGTAGAGCCATTATACTGTTCCGTAAGCTGTGACGTTACCTGTTACTGTTAGGTTGCCAGAAGAGTCTAGCTTCATCTTATTAGTACCGCCATAAGATATGATAAGCTCATTAGACGCATTAACTTCTACCTTCCAATCAGATGCACCTGCAGTCATAATAATGTCAGTATTAACACTGAGGTCACCCAAAACTGTAGTGTCACCTACTGAAGTTAAATTTCCTACAGCACCAATATCACCAGTAGCCGATATATTACCTTGTGCATCAAAATTACCTACTGAAGTTGTTGCATTTGGTTTTATTCTAAATCTTTCAGTAGTACCCGCATAAAAGGATACTTGATCATCACTACCAACAGTGTTGACAATAGATATGCGACCTTGAGTAACTCCATTATCTTTTAAAAGGAAGTCTCCACTATCTGAGTCAAGTATAATATCGCCTGTTGCATCTAATTCAAGATTGCCACCAGCCATAATAGACATACCTGTTGCGTCAGAGATAGTACTGCCGTTAATACTAATATCATCTACAGTAAGCGTAGTGAGTGTGCCAAGAGATGTGATGTTCGGCTGCGCTGCTGTTTGAACTGTACCTGTGACATCGCCTGTCAGGTTACCCTCAAAAGTACCTGCTACAAATGTCTCACTGCCTACTGTCCACTTGTCATTTGTCTCATCCCAAACAAGAGTTTTGTTTGTCTCAGTACCACGTTCAATCTCAATACCACCATTTTGTGTAGGTGTACCTGCTTCATTACTATTGAGTACGATCTGGTTATCTGCTAGATTGATTGTCTCTGTGTTAACTGTAGTAGTAGTACCTGATACAGTAAGATCACCTGATACTGTTAAGTCATTAAATGTAACATCTGATGTAGTTGATAATGCTTGGTTAGTGTCAGACAAATCTGTCGCAGCAATAGTAATGTTAGCAGAACCGTTAAAGCTTTGACCTGCAATAGTTCTTGCAGTTGCTAAGGTAGTTGCTGTGTCTGCATTCCCTGTGACATTTCCTGTAACGTTACCTGTGACGTTACCTGTAAGGTTTGCAGTTACTGTATCAAATGTAACATTGTCAGTAGTACCCACTGCTTGACCAATAGCCACAGTAGCAGTAGACCCTTCGTTAGGGGTGTGAGTAACTGTAACACCTGTACCTGCTGACACATCTGTCATATAGTTACCAGAAGTATCTGTGCCCAGTGCGACAGAATTTGCAGCTACTGTAGTAGTAATGCTAATGTTACCACTACCGTCAACACCTGTTACACTACCTGTGACATCTCCTGTAAGTGCAATCTCTCGTGCAGTTGCCCACGTTGTAGCAGTGTCTGCGTTACCTGTAAGGTCACCAGTAACATCTCCAGTAAGATTACCTGCAATACCGCCATTAGCAGTAATAGCTCCAGTAAATATTGAAGTTTCATCTACCAATAGTAAGTCTGTCTGAACTGTTCCATCAAAAAATGCATCTTTATACTGAGCACCCGCTGCACCTAAGCTCAATGTGTTAGTTGTCTTAGGATTAACATTAGTAGAAGTTACGACTAAGTCTTGTGCAGGACCAATACTTTCAATTGGGGCACCACCACCACTGGTTCCATCATGGTTGTGTCCAGTAGATGCATTCATTGCACCTGCAACTGCGTTAAACTCTACGTCAAAATCGTCGGCATCAATAACGTTGCCGTTTACAATTTCACTAGATCGCTGCCGTGTATATCCATCTGCCATGTTATTGCCTATCGTTTTGTTTAAATTCCAACACTGCTGTATCGAGTGTAAATGTTGGGTTAGTTGAGTTATCTTCTATACGTATTGCTATAGTTTTACCTGAGCCAATGATATTTGAATTGTACACACTATCTAGCTCACCGCCAAATCTAGCACTGCTTGAAGTGGCTGAAGCACTAGCTGTAAACACAGAGCTAGAAGCACCATATAAAAACACTGCACTACCTGTACTGCTTATATTTATTGTAGTGGGTTGAACTGTTGCAGTATTTGTACCAGAAGCAAAGTCGTACTTAAGGTTAAGATCTAAATCCATACTACCTGTAGGTTCAGCATACAGAGTCATCTTATAGAACGTCTTACGAACCTGTGGATCTGATATAGGCATAAACGGAGATTCGTAAATAGCTTCAATATCTTGACCATCAAGATCATTACCCGTATTCATAGTATAAATGTAACCATCTTCATTAGCGAATGCTAGTGTTTCTTGGTCACCAGAGTAGCGACCATCGGCTACGTATGCTTTTATACCTTTTGTCGTAGCCCACGAAATACCTGTAGCACCTTGAGCAATAAACTTTGTAGCTATTAAACCTTTAGCAACTGTTTTTTGTTCTGACTCAATATATGCAAAGATACGGTACTGGGCTTTTTCTCGTAGTAGTACAGAGGAAAAAGTAGATGTACTGTCGAGGAATATACTAGCATCCTTAGCAATAGAATCTGATGCGATATCCAAACCAAAGTCACCAATACGATCAGTAGCACTTAATAGTCTGATACCATCAGGTGCGAGGTACATAATGTCACCACCGACTTCTTGAATTGTATCACCATTAATACAACCAATACGATCTGTAATAGGGGATACTTGAAAATCTGCTGCAGTGTTTCCTGTTAAGCGTTTGATACTGTTGGTAGTAAAAATAATAAGTTGGTCACGAAAAACAGTTAAACCTGTGATATCTTGCCCTAGGTTAATACTACCTGCACCATTAGCTGCACTGAAATCATCTACTGTAAGGGGTGCAGTAAAAAATATATTATTACCATTAGAGTAAAAAGCTGTATTCTTGAAGATAGCTACATTTTCTGCACCACTAACATCTGTACTGTTTGCAGATGTCAAGAAAGTCATAGTGTTTCCAGATGTATTATAGATTGCAGGGTAGTTAGTACCATCTACAAAAATTACTTTGTCATCACCATCAAAATTAAACTCTGCATGACGTGCTTTACCACCACTGGTACTGGCACTTACAGCTGCTGTATCTGTAGTTAAAGGAAAAGATGTATCATCATACTTATTACGCATACAAGTCCATGTTGTACCTGTACCATAGTAGTATGCCGTCTTATTTTCATCTCCAGAAACAAGCTCTCCTACAGCTGTAATAGCCGCAGCATCTACTTTTCTAGCCACAATAATACGACCTGAAGATATAACTTTAAGGGCTAGTATAGGTCCACTACCTGGAACAGTGGTTTCACTAAACTTTTCATAGCCTTTAATCTTCGAGTAACCACCTTCTTTGTTAGGTTCAAAGTTTTGTAAAATAGTAGCAGAACCCACAGCATTAGTACCGTGCTGCAAGGCTGATAGGTTAGAGATCAAACCGCCTCTAAACTCAATCGGAAATGTTTGCCACTGGGTAGCCATTAGAATCCAACTCTTGTATCACCTAAGTAATCTGTACGGTTAATGTGTAGACTCCGCAGATACTTAATACCTTGCTCAAATTTTTGCATTGCTAATTGAGATGCTTGTGTGTCACCACGGAACTGATAGACATAGTGCATTGCACCGTCTACAATAACATAACGATATTGTTCCGGTAAGTTACAAACATCCGTAGCGTTTTCTAAATCAAAACCTGTTCTATAATATTCGTAAACAAGTTCATATGCTTTATCTGGACTTGGATAAATCATAAACTCTCTGCTTGGAGTTCTTGCAACATGTGTCGGTACGGTTCTAATATTAGTATTAGAATTATATTCTTGATCAGCATACTTAGTCAAGTACTCTTCGTAAGATATAACCCTAAGTTTTTTAGTCGTTACATTTAAAGCATCATCACGTTTAATTCTAAACGTATTCATATCTACAATTTTAGAGTCATACGGAAAACCGTATCGAACTGTACCAGGAACCAATACTTCAGTTTCTTCTACGTGATTCCAAGGCCAACCATATTCTTCCTGTTGGATATGGCGAATAGCTGCATTAACTGCATCTTTAGCAAAACTATAATAACCTGTAGTAGTTGCAAAGTTTGCTGCAGTTAACTCTACTTCGTTTAATCTGCGATTCACATCGTTGACTAGTCCTAAATAATCATACGCCATATTTTATTTCTCCTTAACACGTAGGAAAATAGAACGTTCATACTGTAGATTTTCCCCTGTGTTTATACGACAGACAACGTTATAACGTATATTATTAGTCCCTAATGAAAACCTTGCTGTAGCTACACGCCCTGAAATAGTACCCTGAACAAACTGCAGCCCATTAACTACAGAAGAATCAGACACTTGTTGTTTAACTCCGTCTCCGTCATAGATGTACCAAGTTACAGACGATATAGTATCATCACCTAGAAAGCGTGACCAGTCTACACTGTAGTCTAACATTTCGTCTGGGTCTTTATCGGGCCACTTATAAGACATAGTATGTCCTTATCCTGTAATATACACAGTGTAGTTCTGCGTATCTTTATCTATATAAACTGTTCTGTTTTCTTCTTTAACATACACAGTATCACTACCACCGTAAGAAACTATATAAAGCACTCTTGATCTATCATAACTGTCAGCAAACTGACCGAAGTCAAACCTTACAGCAATAGGGTCATCTAAGTCTATAGCTGGGGTTAATACGACAGAAGGTGGTACTATTGTTGCCTGTGCGTCTACATCGTCAAAGGCTGCGTTAGCTATTGTAGCCGTTACTGCGCTGGGTGTTGTATTGGCTTTAGCATCTACATCATCGAATGCTGATACTGCTAGTGCTGCTGTTAC